AGAGGGATGGCCCGAAGTGAGGATGGGTGAAACCGGCGTGGCAAGAAAGCGAATTCGGCCCTGAGCGGATGTTGCAGTTTGGGTTGCGGGTCGTGATTGGGGTCGCGTGGTTGGCGTTTGTGGCGTGGTGTTTGGCGGGGTGAGGGCGCGGTATGGGTGAGGGGACGAAATTCGAGATCGCGCTGGGCAGCCGGGTGTACGTCACGGGCGGCGAGACCGAGGCGATCGTCACGGCGATCATGATGGAAACCGATGGGATGCAGTATCGGATCGTATACTGGGCTGAGGGGATCCGGCGCGTCGACTGGGTGTATGGCTTCGAGATCGGCCATGCGGTGACGGTGTGAACCGGGAACTGCGCGTCGGGGATCTGGTGATGCTGGTGCGGCTCGGGGCGCCCTCGATGGTAATTGCCGATGAGGTGGGGATTTCGATTGGCGATTACGGCGAGGTGGTACCCGATGCGCCGATGGCGTGGCAGTTGGTAGCGCGGATGCTGTTAACGCATGGCATGTACTGCTTTGTGCGATTTCGCACTTCGAGCACGTTAGTGATGATTGCGAATGGCTGTTTGCGCAAGATCGACGGGGAACTGCGTCGCGTGGTGGACTGGGACTGGCGGGTGATGCTGAAGGAGGGGCAATGGTCGGCGTAGAGCACGATTGGCACTATTGGACCGCGGGGGGTGCATGTGAGTGACCACGAATTAGACGCATTGACCGTATCGGAGTACGGCGGCATGGTGCGGTTGTTGATCCGTACGAGTGATAAGCACTGTCGGGCGCTGTACTTGACGCAGGAGGAATGGCGAATACTGAACTCGGGCACGGGGGCGTCTATGGAATCGCCGGCCGAGGTGCACTGGTGCGAGCCGCCTGGAAAGGATGGGGCCGAGAACGGCCATGTGCGATCGCTCGAGCCGGCGTTTGCGAATAAGGCGGAATGAAGGAGGCCCCAAAATGAGTGAGCAAGAAAGCGACGGCGTGGCATTGGTGAGTGCGGCACATCCCGGCGCCGAAGATTTGGACCCTGCGACGATTGAGGATATTGAAATCGAGATTCCCGATCCACGCACGCCAGGATTAGCGGAGGCGATGGAATGGGGCTCGCAGAATACGCACCATCCCCACATTCGAGTGTTGTGGGAGGAACTGGTGCGGTTAGGTGCGTGGGAACCGAAATGATCTGGATTTTGATAATGCTGGTGGCGATTTTTATCGTGCTGGCAAACAAGTCGGCAAGCAGATGATGATTTCACGATTGGTCCACGACACGGACTGCGTTTTAGTCGTGAGTCACGCGGTCGATGCCCAAAGTAACCACGACAGCCGGGGGCGAGTCGCCTCATTGTGGATGTTTCCGCTCGCGCGACCGGCACTTGATTTGATATGACCGCCCTTGACGACGATGAGGACTGGACCGCCGTACCTGTCAAAAAACCAGTCATCGTTCCGCCTAAACCGCCAGATCCCGTCGAGCCGCCCCCTTGGATGAAAGTCTCCAAGCGCGACAAGCAGCACGAGCCGAGTTTGATGACGATGGAATTCGTCTCGAACGCCGCAGGCTTTGGGCTCGACAATTATCAGATCGCTAAACTCCTCGGCATTGCGCCGCGCGTGCTGGAGAAGTGTTACGAGGAAATCCTCGAAACCTCGCGCACGGACAAGATCATGAAACTTGCCGCGCAGATGTATAAACTGGCGACGACCGGGTATGACGAAAAAATTCAGATGCAGGCGTGCCAGTGGCTGCTTGAGCGGTGGGGCGGTCAGGAATTCAGGAAGCCTCCCGAGCGCATTGAGACCAAGCAGATTGTCGATGAAAAGAAACCCGTCGTGGATATGTCCAAGTTGACTTATGAGGAACGCCAGCAGTGGCGCGTGCTGTTGACCAAGCTCGATGGCACTCAGTTGCGCACGCCGGATGAGTCGGTCGAACTGACACTCGATGCGCCGCAGGGACTAGCATCTTGAGGAGCGCGATAAATTGACAATGCCTAACAGTATCGCGACCATAACGCGATGCCAGTCAAGATCAATGGCCAACTCGTCGAGCTCTCGCAACAGATAGCCGAAATAGACCGGCTCGACTACGAAGAGTCGCTGTACGAATTCATGAAGGCGTCTTGGCGCATCAACGATCCGCACAAATGGGTGGATGGATGGTGCGTCGAGGCCGTATGCGAACATCTGCAAGCCGTCGTCGACGGGCAGATCAAAAATTTGATTATTAATCAGCCGCCAAGGACAGGAAAATCCGCCGCGTGCTCCGTCTCGCTGGCGCCGTGGACATGGGCGCAATCCGCACGCAGTTTCACAAGTGGGCCAGGAGTCTCGTTTTTATACGCCTCGTTCAATGACCGATTAAGTGCGCGCGATTCGATCAAGTCACGCCGCATTATCGAATCCTCATGGTATCAGGCGCATTGGGGCGACCGGTTCAAATTGCTGGAAGATCAAAACACGCGCACGCGATTCGGAAACGATCAAGGCGGCGAGCGCCTAATCACATCGATTCAATCTTCGGGCGCCACAGGTGATGGAATGGACATAGGAGTAGTCGATGATCCGAACTCGGCGCGCGAAGTAGAATCCGAGGCGATCATTGAACAAACACTCGACTGGTGGGATGGCACCATGTCGACGCGCTTGAATGATATGAACCTTGGCGCGTTCATCGTGAATCAGCAACGCCTCGGCGAGAATGATTTGACCGGGCACATTTTATCGAAAGAAGCCGATGATTGGTGTTTGCTGATGCTGCCGATGCACTATGACCCGGAGAGATCTTTTTTCTTGCCAACGGGATGGAAAGATCCGCGGACCGTCCCTGGCGAGCTATTGTGGCCCGAACGATTCTCAGAACAGAGCATCGCCACGCTGGAGCGCAAACTCGGTGCGTGGCGGGCTGCGGGGCAACTCGAGCAATCTCCGCAGCCTCGGGGCGGCGGCGTCATCAAGCGCGCCGATTGGAAACTCTGGCAGGCCGACACCTATCCTCCGATGAATTTTATTTTGGGGTGTGTCGATACCGCCTTCACGCTTGACACGATGAACGATCCGTCCGGCATGATCGTGTGGGGTGCGTTCAACCTAGATCGCACACAACACGCAAACCAGATCTACAATCGCGTGACCAAAAAACTGATGAGTATTGATCGGCTGAGTGTTGACAATCTTGCGCACGCGATGGCGATCTTCGGATGGACGGAGCGTTACGAATTTCACCAATTGATTGAACGAGTCGTACAGACCGCGCGCAAGTTCAAGGTCGATCTACTGTTGATCGAAAACAAGGCGAGTGGAATTTCACTAGGGCAGGAGTTGAGGCGACTCTACGCCGATGAAAAATTCGGCGTACAGTTCTTTGATCCGAAGTCGCAGGACAAGTTTGCGCGATTGGTATCTGTGCAGCACATATTCCAAGAGGGGCATGTCTGTGCGCCAGAAACCGAATGGGCCGAAGCAATCATCACGCAGGTTGGACAGTTTCCTCGAGCCAAGCACGATGAGTATGTCGACTTGACCTCAATGGGCATTCGGTACTTGCGCGATAACGGTCTTTTGCTGCGTGCGCCGGAAGTCGAAGCGGAGCGCGATTCGCACATTGTCTATCCTGGAGGGAATGGCGCTGGAGCCCTCTATCCGTGTTAGTAGCGCCCTAGCACTTTTCGGGTTACGATTCTACTATGGTGAATGGCTATCCCATCTTGGATCCGCCGCGTGTACGCGCGCAAGCGATTGTGGACTTGATTTCGCGCTATCAGCGGCCCTGGATTTTTCGAGTCGAGGTGTGGGCGACGCAAATGCCGTTTCGGCAGGTGTATGAGATTGAGGCCGCGAGTGATGATGATGCCGCATCGCAGGGCCTGAAGCGATTCGAGCTCGACGTCCTGGCGGCGTTGAGGGCGAGAAACTAAATGGCGGCCGGTCCCCACAATATGCCATCCTCCCAAGGACTCGCGCCGATGGGTACTCCCGATGCGCCCGAACTCATCGTTGAAGTGGAGGGCGAACCCGAAGATCGGCCGACATTCGATAATGATGGAAATATTGTCGAGATCAAACACGGCGACGGTGCGGTGACCGTGAGTCTCGATGGCCAGCCGTTGCAGGAGGCGCCGAGAGCGGCAAAACAAAGCGGGCATTATGCCAATCTTGCCGAGGAAATTCCGCACGATGTGCTGAGTATTATCGTCGAGGATTTGCTGCGCGGTATCGATGAAGATCTCGAGAGTCGGCGCGATTGGATCGAACAACGCGCGCAGGGGTTTCATTTGCTCGGTCTGAAGATCGAAATTCCGAATGTACAAGGCGCGAGCGATGGTGCGCCGGTCGAGGGCATGAGCAAAGTCCGTCATCCCCTCTTGGCCGAAGCGGTGCTACGGTTTCAGGCCAATTCCCGCGGCGCATTCCTGCCGACGGACGGCCCGGTAAAGATTCGAAACGATGACACCAATTCGACAAGCGATGAGGATGCGCTCGCGAACGTGCTAGAGAAGGATCTGAATCACTATCTCACGGTGAAGGCGACCGAATACTATCCGGATACTGAAAAGATGCTCTTTCAGGCTGGATTCGGCGGCGATGGGTTCAAGAAGATCTACACGTGTCCGTTGCGCAATCGCCCCGTGTCCGAGTCCGTCGATGCGGATGATCTGATCGTCAATCAATCGGCGACGGACTTAGGGAATGCACTGCGCGTCACGCAGCGCATCATGATGAAGCCCTCGACGGTTAGGCGCATGCAGATCGTCGGGGCGTATCGGGATATCGCCTTGGGGCAGGCGGTCGCCCCGACGCCCGATGCGCTCAAAGAGGCGAAGAATGATCAGCAGGGCATTCGACCCGAAGGATTGCGCAATCCGAAGGATCAGGAACGGGAGATTTACGAGTGCTATTGCGAGATCGATATTCCGGGATTCGAGCACAAGGACGCCGACGGAAAAGTGAGTGGGTTGCCGATTCCCTATCGCGTGTCGATCGATAAATCGGATCGCAAAGGGCTTGCGGTCGTGCGCAATTACCCGCCGATCGTTGGGGATGAACTGCCTACCGCGAAGAAAGTATTCGTTAAGTTCCCCTTCGCGCCGGGCCCAGGATTTTACGATATCGGGCTCTTGCATATCCTCGGGAACACCACGAACGCAGCGACGGCCGCGTGGCGACTGATGCTTGATAATGGCATGTTCGCCAATTTCCCTGGATTTCTGACGGCGAAGGCATCGGCGCGCCAAAACACCAACATTTTTCGCATTCCGCCGGGCGGCTCTGCGCAGATTGAGACGGGCGGTTCGCCCATTCGCGACTTTGCGATGCCGCTTCCCTACAACACGCAGCAAATGCCGCCGTTGATGTCCCTCGTGACCGAGATCGTCGAGACGGGACGGCGTATTGGCGGCACGGCCGAGGTACAAGTCGGTGAAGGGCGTGCCGATGTGCCGGTGGGAACGACGCTCGCAATGATCGATCAGGCAATCAAGGTCATGGACGCCGTGCACAAGCGCATGTACAGCGCGTTTGCCGAGGAATTTCAGCTATTGCTTGAGGAATTCAAGGCCAATCCGCGCGCTTTGTGTCAGTGCAAGAGCAAAACAGCGTGGGATTTGCCGAAAATCGAGGAAGCACTGCAAAATTGCAGCCTGGTGCCCCAAGCGGACCCTAATACCTCCTCGACGGGGCAGCGGTTGATGAAAATCATGGGCCTCATTCAGCTCATGGGGACATTCCCGACGCTCATCGACCCGGTGAAGACGTGTACGGGCGCCATCGCTGCCTTGGGATGGGCCAATCCGCAGGAATTCATGGTGCCCCGGAACGCGCAGGCCGCGCCGCCGCCGCAATTGCTGCAGATGCAGGCCGAGGAGAAACGCAAGGATCAGGATTCGCAGGCCAAGATGATCGAGGCACAAGCGAAAATGACCACCGCGCAGGGCGTTTCCGCTAAAACTCATGCCGAGGCGCAAACGGCGGGGCTCGATGGCGGCGGTCAGACCGCGGCGCCCGGACCCGAGCCATTATCGCCCTTGGATATCGCGACGGCCGAGGCCAAAGTGCTAGATGCCAAGACCCGCGCTCGGGAAGTGGGGGTGAAGGAACGTCAGATGGTGGTTGAGAACCAAAACCGGGACCAAGACCGCCATGCGAAGGAACTTGACACCCGGGTTGATCTGGCGAAGGATTTGCTCACCGCGCCACCGGGGGCGCAGAATGTGGGCGCAAAGGCCAATCGAATCGTGAAAGAGGTCAAGAAATCACCATGAGCGAGATGAGCCGCGAGGCCCGGGAAGCCGCAAAATCCAAAGTGAAACGGCTGCTGGCGGATCCAAGTAAGCCCGTCGATGCGTCGGGATATACCCCGCCAGGCCCCGAACTCGGGATGGTCCAAACCGGCGAACGGCCCGTGACGCGGCCCCGATTCCGCGCTGGCGGCTCGATTACCGGTGGCAAAACGACGGCTCGAGCCGATCGCAAGCGCCGTTCCACGGGCGGCATGACCGCAACGCAATACCTCAACCGCGACGTTCACGAAGCCAACGATGCTCGCTCCGGCCTAAAGCACGACGGCGGCTTTGCCCGTGGCGGCAAACCGGGCCGTAAAGACGGCGGCAAAGTCCACGGCGCCGACTGCAAATGCGCGAAGTGCTCCGGCGGCCGGATAGCACGCGCCTCGGGCGGTGGCAACTGGATTGCGGGAGCCAC